AATGGTCTTGCAAAGAACACAGTGCTTTCGGGTACTGAAATAGATTTTTCTGGCGAGGCCGAACAGCCTGTTGGTGTCGCTAGATTAAACTTCAGTGTCGAGTATTCTACCGACATTGATGATGTGGAAACGGCCAGATAGGAGATACACCATGGCTACGCACGCTGGTAGCGAAGGCACCGTAAAGGTCGGTTCCGACGCAATTGCAGAAATCCGTTCCTTCTCAATCGAGGAGACTGCGGACACACTTGAAGACACATCCATGGGCGATGGCGCTCGCACATATAAACCATCGCTGACCAGCTTCTCTGGTTCTGTTGATGTTTTCTGGGATGAAACTGACTCAGCAGGTCAGGGCGCATTGACAATCGGGGCAGAGGTTACGCTTAACCTTTATCCAGAGGGTGACACCGCTGGCGACACTTATTTGTCCGGCGCGGCTATCGTGACAGGCCGCTCTGTAAGCTCTTCTTTTGATGGGCTTGTAGAAATGTCAATTTCAGTGCAGGGTAATGGTGCATTAACACAAACAACGGTGTAAAACATGACCCTAGCAAAACGTATCGCGGCGAAGCGAGCGGAACAACAGCGTGGTTTCTCAGACGTTGAAGAGTGGGGCGAGGCGGACAATCCGCTTCGCCTTTACTTCACACAAGTCTCTGCAAGAGATATTGAGAAGGTCCAGCGCAAATATCCCAACTTTCTGGCTGAACCCAGCATGAGCGCAATGGTCGAGATGATTATTGTCAAATGTGAGGATGAGGCTGGCGAGAAAGCATTCACATTGGAAGACAAGGCTATTCTTCTTGGCGAGCCTGTAAATGTGATTGCAAAAGTGTTTGGTTCTATCTTTGATACTGATAGCCCAGAGGATCACTTAAAAAACTAAAGGGCGACCCATTTAGATGCAATCTTCTCGGATTGGCTCTCAGACTTGGCAAGACGATCTCAGAGATTGAGGAAATTAGTCTTTCGGAGTATAATGAATGGGTCGCATATTTTGCACTGATTGAGGAGCGCGATAAAAATGAGTGAAAAGATCAACATTATTATCGCTGCCCAGACCAATAGCGCGGTCAAAGGCTTGGATCAAGTGTCCAAGTCCACCCAGCGCGTTGGTCAATCAGTGCAGAATGCTCAATCTAAAATGGGCAGTTTTAATAAGAGTGTTACTGTTGGAAATACCAATATGCGCAAATTTGCCATGGGCGGTATGCAGCAGGCTGGTTATCAGGTGGGTGACTTCGCGGTTCAGGTTGCCAACGGCACATCCAAGATGCAAGCGTTTGGGCAGCAGGCTCCGCAGCTCTTGCAAATCTTTGGCCCTATCGGTGCGGTCGTCGGTGCGGCGGTTGCTATCTTTGCAGCGATTGGCGTGGCTATTCAAAAATCCAGCGTCTCGGCCAAGGACGCCACTGAGGCTTTTGATGGATTATTATCTACGATGGAGGGACTTGAATCAAAACAGTCCTCCCTTGTTGCTATCGCTGGTATGATAAAGAAAGAGTTTGGTGAATCTGCTGAAGAGGTTCAGGGCCTTGTTGATTCTCTTATAAACTTTGAGAGGATTCAGGTCCTTAAAAAGTTAGCGACTGGCTTTGAGCCTATAAACGAAGAGCTTGACACTGCTTTCGGTTACATTCGACAGATTGAGAGTCGTCAAGCTCGCATAAAGCTCACAGACGCTAACAATGAGGCAGAACTTTTAAGACTTAATACGCAGCTAAAGATTGCTCAAGACAACCTTAGAGCTATGGGTGGGTCAGCGGAAGACGTAACTAAAATATTCAATATGATTCAGTCTGTTATGAGGGAAACAGACCCTAAAAAGCTAGTTGAGGGTTTAGCTCAAATAAAAGCTGAAGCTGAAGAAATGGATGGATTGTTAGGGGTAAAGATTTCAAGGGCAATCACTGAAGCCGCTGAAGCAGCGGGCGTTATGGGTTCAATGATGTCAGAAGTCACTTCCAGTGAAAAAGACAGACTTGCTATCGCACAAGAGCTGACTAGATTTATGCGTGAAGAAGACGAGATTATGGGGCAAACGGTTGTAAAAGCTAATGGAATTCACTCTGCTCTGAAGGCGATACTTGATGACAGAGAGCGCCGGAAGAAAATGCTTGAGGATGAAGATACCCTCATGGGGCAGCTTGTTGTAAAGGCAACTGTGTATCAGAAAAGTATGTTCCAAGGTGGTCGTGGAAGCGATCCTCGCATATTTACCATGATGGATGAGCTTCGCAAGCAACTCGCGGACGCAGAAGAGGCAGCGGCGAAACTGAACAATACTGGCACGAAGGCAATATCTAATATTGCATCAAAGGTTAAGACTGAGCTTTCACCAGCTATGACCAAGCTAGACCAAATAGCAGAATCAGTGGGCAAGTCATTTGAAGATGCCATGATGAGTGCCGTTGATGGTACTTCTTCAGTCAAGAGCGCCTTCAGGTCAATGGCGAGTGAGATCATCAAAGAGCTTTATCGAGTGTTTGTTGTAAAGCAGATCACGGGATTTATTTCAGGCTTCATTAGCGACCCTGCTATGTTTGGTGGTATGGGTGGTACGGGCAGCATAGGAAGTGTCCGCCCAATGGCACGGCCTATTAGCCTGGATGGCGGCGGCTACACAGGCAACGGCGCCCGCGCTGGTGGTCTTGATGGCAGGGGCGGCTTCATGGCCATGATGCACCCAAGGGAAACTGTAGTTGACCACACCAAGGGTCAGGGCGGCGGCATCACCGTCATCCAGAACAACACATTCCAGAGTGGCGTTACTCGCTCTGAGGTTAGTGCGCTTTTACCACGGATGGTTGAGGCATCGAAGGCTGCGGTGCTTGATGCCAAGCGCCAAGGCGGATCATACGGAAAAGGCTTCGCATAATGGCTATCTCATATCCACTCTCGTTGCCGACGCATACAGGCGTTGCTGAGATTGAACTACGGGCGAAAAACGCGGTGGCATATTCTCAAAGCCCGTTTACATTTGCCGGACAAGCTCACGCATACTCAGGCCAAACCTGGCTCGCTGATGTAAATCTTCCACCGATGAAGCGGGTTGATGCCGAGAAGTGGGTTTCATGGTTGGTTTCACTTCGCGGTCAGTTTGGCACGTTTTTGATGGGAGATACACTTAGCTCAACTTCAAGAGGGTTAGCATCTACATTCCCTGGCAACCCAATCATCACTTCTCAGACTGGTGGAACAATTTCTGTCACTGGCGCGTCCACTAGCAAGTCTGGCTGGTTGCTGGCTGGAGATTACATCCAAATCGGAACTGGGAATGACTCCACTCTTCACAAGGTTCTTGTTGACGCAAGCACTGACGCAAGCGGAAATGTAGCTTTGGAAATATGGCCTCATGTCAGAGGCACTCGCAGTGGTTCAGTTTCTGTATCAAATACGCAGGGGCGTTTCAGGCTCTCGACTAACGAGCAGTCGTGGAGCATTAATAACGCCTCAATCTACGGCATCAGCTTCAGCGCGATGGAGGCGATATGACCCGCAGCACTCCAGCATCCTTGCTGACGGCATTGAGCCAGCCAGAGGTTCAGCCTTTTTATGCTGTTGAGATGGACTTTGACAGTGCGCCAGTTCGCTTTTGGACTGGCTACGGTGATCGCACAGTTGGTGGTGAAACCTATCTCGGCACAGGCAACCTTCTCAGCATTGGCGGCTTGGAAGAGGTAAGCGATCTTTCGGCCAAGCGGATCACGTTGCAGCTTTCTGGCGTTCCCGCATCATTGGTTTCACTTGCACTGCAAGAGCCGTATCAGAACCGTGAATGCAAAGTTTACTTCGGAACCACTGACACCAGCACGCCGATAGAGGTATTCAGCGGCCTAATGGACGTTATGACCATCGAGGACAGTGGTGACACCAGCACGATCTCTTTGACCGTAGAGAGCAAGCTGGTGCGCCTGGAGAAAGCGTCAAACTGGCGCTATACAGATGGCAGTCAAAAGTCTCGCTATCCAAGTGACACGTTCTTTTCGTATCTTGCCGACTTGCAGGACCGTGACATCGTTTGGGGCCGGGAGGTCAAGTCTGACTGATGGGGCCACGCGAGCGACTTAACGCCTACATAAAGGCCATGAGTGACAAACCATTCGTCTGGGGTCAGCACGATTGTTTGACGTTCACCAACGACGCCTTCAAGGCTATGCACGGCGATGGTTGGGCTGATGATTGGCTCGGTCGCTACATGGAAGGTAGCAGGGTATTTAGGCGCAGCGAAATGGTGAAAGAGTTTGGTTATAGCGACTTTTACCGAGCTGTGGATGACAAGCTGGATCGCATTGAGCATGTGCCGCCTCTTGGTGCGCTTGTAACGACGAAGAAGGCTCGCAAGTGGGTTACTGGTGTTGCTATGGGCATATGCACTGGCAGCAAGGGTGCTTTCTTGGACAAGGTTGGTGTGATATACCTTCCGCTAGATGATATTGATAGAGCGTGGATTAGATCATGAGCTACCGTTTGGGCGATTTAACAGTCAAGAAATGGAACTCTTGGGATAGAGTGCCGCGCGATCCAGTTACTGTCGGTACTGCAATTGTTACAAGTGTAGGCGGCTCGGCTGCACTTGCTGCAACCACTATTGCATTTGGCGTAACTGTTGCTGGATTTGTTGGTTACTTGGCTATAACCGCCGTAACTTCATGGGCAATATCCGCTCTTGCGCCAAAGCCTGACTTTAGCTCTTTTGGATCGCAGGGTACTTTGGTCAATGCCAGAGATGCCACTGCGCCTGTTGACTTTGTTTACGGCCAAGTCCGAAAGGGTGGGACAGTCAGCTATTATGAGTCCACGGGCGAAAAAAATAAGTTTCTACATCAGATCATCGTCCTTGCTGGGCATGAAGTTGAGCAGATTGGCGACATATATGTAAACGATGAGATTGTTACGCTTGACGGCGATGGGTTTGTTACTGGAGATACTTGGAATAGCAAAATCCGTATATTGATGCACCTTGGGAACCAAACATCAACGTCAGATGACTTTTCAAATGTTAGTGGCAAAAATCTTGCAAATACATTACTTGCAGAAAGCGAATTAACAGGATCAGATGCCCTAACATCTGACTTCGTCGGCAATGGTATTGCTTATCTTTACGTCCGCTATGAGTACGACGGTGAAGTGTTTGCCAGCGGCGTTCCGCTGATTACTGCTGTTGTGCAGGGTAAAAAGGTTTATGACCCGCGAACATCCACGATCTCATATAGCAACAACGCGGCTCTCTGCATTCGTGACTTTATCACAAGCACATATGGCCTGAGTGATAACGCGATTGATGATGTGAGCTTTTCCGCTGCGGCTAACGAGAGTGATGAAGATGTATCTCTAAGCGGCGGCGGCACAGAGAAGCGGTACACGATCAATGGCATTGTTAAAGCTAGTTCCCCTACAGGCAAGGTTCTGGGCGACATGGCCACTGCCTGCGCTGGCACGTTGTTCTGGGGTTCAGGCTATTGGAAGCTGAAGGTCGGCGCATATACTGCGCCAGTTAAAACGCTAACCCTTGATGACCTGCGTGGGCCGATCAACCTGCAAACCAGGTCAAGCACCAGGGACAGCTTTAATGGCGTGGGTGGTACATTTAACAACGCTGATGGCGATTTCATCACCGCTGATTATCCTGCAATCAAAAGTAACGTATTCAAAGCCGAGGACGGCGGCGATGAAATGCTGCTGGACTTGCCACTGCCATTCACCACCTCGGCCTCTACAGC